TACAGGAGGAGGAAGTATATTTCCATTACTTAAACCACATCTACTGATTGGCCAGACCAATCTAAATACAACGTTCTGTGGTGTTGAAGGAATTTCATCAATTGTAATCTTGTATACATTATATGTATTAGAACCAATTGCTCCTTCAGCCCCATCTCTAAAAGTGGGCTTTGGATAGTCAAGAGCACAGAGATGAATAATAGTGTTCAACTCAGAAGGAAGAATATCCCTAGTGGTTATTTCTCCTGTATAACAGTCAATGTATTCAATCTTACCCACTTTTGTTGGATAGATGCTAAAATCTCTACATATAGATGTAGTGCTTGTAGCAGCAAGGGGGATGGTGTAAGAATTGCTTTTTTCAAGTAGAAGAGGATCTTTTCTTAAATCGTTGTAAGGATAGTTGGGGAAGTAGTATTCTGTGCCCTCACGGTCATACTTACCCACGTTTCTAAGTATACCCTTAGCTACGATGGATTTATTGGTGCTTCTGTCACCACGTATAATCTTAAAGCCAGCTATCTCATTTTTCTGTTCAGTAGTAAGATTAGATGCATTAATCAAAGACTGTACTTGTTGCACATCTATTTTTACACCTAATGGAAATATGGCATCCTTCTGAATCACCATTGTGTCTTGTCCTGCAAACAGAGCAGACTGAAATATGGGACTTACTAAGACATCTGGAAACTTATGGTGCCTAATCTTTTGACTAGCCAAGTCTCCCCATAGTTCTTTGTTACAGGGATATTCTTCTATGGATTCCCAATAAGCAAATTCACCATATTGATAAGCCCCTTTATAGTCTGTTGCTGGAGAATAACCAGGAGAAAACCCAGTCACTGTAGCTGTGTTATATATCTTCCAATAAGGGCTAGTTCCTGTTACAGGATCTGGATCACCTATAAAGTCATCGTTTGTTTGAGGAACTGGAACCAGGTCATTGTTAACAGCAACTCTTCCAGGAATATGGAATCCATCAGTTTGCTTACCGTTAGTGAGCAAAAACACTATCTCAAAGGCATACACTTCATCTCTCAGATAGCCTCTAAGGTTGGTAGCATTTAGCTCATCTGCATATGTTTCATTAGCAGGAATGCGATAGGTTTCCCACTGCAGAGTGATTCCACTAGCTATCTGTTGGTAGTTGATTCTCTCTACAGATGTAAGCTGGTCCCATACTAGTATATCACGTACAGCTGTTATGTCCTGAGCAATCTCGTAATATGGAAACTTCTCAAATATATCATCCACTGTCAGGCGAACGTTTGTCTTGTTCTGACCTGAGTAAGTAATCACCTGACTTGTACCATCAATAAAATAAGTGCCTATCAACTCAACTGAGGTGATGGCATTCACTGTTTTAATGACAGCCAGATTAAAGTAGTCATATAGTCCTGTGTCATCTAAGTTGCTGACAGTCACCTGAATAGACCTACCCACTGGATAGTTAAAATTAGGTGTAGTGAGACTTGGATCAGCAATAGGAGTGGGATTGGTAACAGAGTAATAAGAAGTGTATGGATTTCCAAGAGGATCACAGTATTGAATAGCAAACTGATATGTACCTGCTTCAAGGTCACCACCTGAAGCTATGTCTGTAACATCTAACTGAGGGATAACAAAATCAGGCTGGACATTCAGTCCATTACAGTTTATCTCATTGCTGTATATGGGATCGCACGCAGGTGTACCTCCTATAAGAACATAGGGTAGGTTTTCTGGATTGAGATCAATATATCTACGGGGATTGATACCGTCTGTCCAATACACCTCTGTGGTGCATTCTGTGATTTTGTGAACAGACTTATGGATGGGATGGTTAATATTGAAATTGAGACAGGGGGCACTTACATATGTACGATAGATACAGTCGTTATTATCCATGTAGCCAATCTCAGAAGCACCTGTTTCTGGGTTGGTGATAAAGAACACATGCTTGCTTCTCTCTTGGATGAAATGGGTACCTATTAATACAAAGCCAGAAGGGAACGTAACACAAAGTTCGTTCCCTGGCTCATTCTGATAGTTTACAGAATTAGCGTCAAAGTTTTCTACAGCAGCGTTTAGCGCATACGTTAGCTTACCCTTAGGAATCTGATTAAGGGTCTGATCGAGGTTTAAGCCAGTGGTAGCATTGTTATAATTATTAACAATGTTACTCTTTTTGCCACCAAGAATATCCTTTATTTGTTCTAATTCATCTGCCATGTACTACTTAGTTATTGCGTCTCCAGCCATACATTCCACCAACACGGTTAGGGAGTTCATACATATTAAATCTGTTCAGGTCATTCTTAATCCTACGTTGCTTAGCCCAAGGATCTTGCTTCTTAATCTCAATATCAGCCATGATGAATGCCTCCTCAGACTGCTGCTTGTAATATGCAAGCTTCGATTGCAATTGATTAAAGGTTTCATCGTTGGTCTGATTAGTGAGGGTTTCTATCATCTTATATTTGATGAATGCCTCAACATATTCCCTTACACGAAAGTTATCAGGAATTAGCTGATTACCACCAGCATCATACTCTGTAGCGTAGAAAATCAGATGAACAATACCATTGCGGAAGTTGGTAACAAACTTGTTGTCCCTAATATCAAATGAGTCATATCCAGCAGAACCAGGAGTGAACTCACGAAGAGGGGGTGCCTCTTGATAGAACTCCCAGTTGTTAGTATATTCCACACCACAATTCTTTTGTGCGGATATGTTACCAGGCTTGAGTAGATATTCCCTACGATACAGCACAGGGGCTTGGTTGTTTGTCTTGTACACTGTCTGAATAATCTCAGGCATACAAGATCCATCACATCCTACATTTCCACAGCAGGGGCTAGGAATAGGGCAGTCTGTAACAATAGGGCTCACCTGTATAGTGGTGGCTGTTGCAGCCTGTGAGTAGAATGAGTTGGCTGTCTGATAAGGAAAGCCATTAACAGCTGTACAAAGCCATGCTTCACGAACAGCATAAAAGTTATCTGGGAGCCTAGCTTCGTAGTCACAGATGTTTAACACCTCTTCTTGAATTACGTATGTTGCTCTACCCAGCTTTCTAAGACACTTGTCCAGATAGGTGGGGAACATCAGATCATCTATAGCCCCTGTATCGAAGTAGCTTTTAAACTCTTCCTTTACAGTGGAATAGACAACATCAGGAGAGATGAAGTTATATTTGTAGTAGTATGACATCTAGTTTACTTTTTCCATTCGTGATAAACATGTTGATACCTATCATCAGTCTTTAAATAGTGAGACAATAATCTGGATGTTGTTCTGGAGGGTTTGAAATACCACAACTGAGAATGTCTAAATCTTGCTGTTTTCTTAAACCACATCCATCCAAAAAAGAAACCTTCTGTATGAAAGTTAAAATTATAGATGCGTTTACCTTTCTCTTTTGTCTTTTTCCAGTCTATGGGTAGGTTGATAAACTCTTTACCATCCACACCTTTCATCTTCCTACGCTTCTTCTTGTTGATAGAGAACTCACCAAACCCATAAGGAAGCCTTGCCCTCTCACCTGTCTCTAGGATGTATTCTTTGAAAGCATCGTTATAGGTGTAAACGATGTTTCTCCACTCGTCAAATGTTAATTTAACCGATGGATTTTTCTTACAGAAATGATTGTAGTTTTCTTTACTGGCGCTTCTCCAGTCTATTTTAACTCGCATTATCTCGTGTTTGGAACATTAGGTGCTTGACCATCAACTCCATCATTTGTAATGTCTGTCTTTAATCTAAAATAGGTGGATAGCAACTTCTGGGAAGTTAACTCTAACACTTGCTTTTCTAGGTAACCAGGAACAGGAGACTCTTTGTCAAGAGGGTTCTTGCAGAGCTCTTCTGTTGTATATTCTGGGCTACCACAGCCACACTCTGGAAACATAATCTCATTAGGAACATCCTCTTCGAACAAAGCCACAAGTCTGATGGCTTTCAGGAGAGGGTTGTTCACATACAGATATCCATTAGTAATCCAGTAGTATTCTTCCTTCTTGATGATGGGAAGCTTAAGCAAGTTAATATATCTATTGATGGTTATTTCTTTTAGCTTCTTTCCCTGCCCACTCATTGCATTAATAGAATACACACCCTGGATAACATACTGATAGTTACCCTCTGTGATGCGGGGAAGTTTGAATTTAGTTCTAGCTACAGAACAAGGATCGGAATATTCACAACATTCAGAAATAGGAACTTCCACCATCTCCATACAGGGAATAGTGGTGAACACTGTATCAGTGGCCCAAAGCTTCCTCAGATTAGTCTCACGCTTAATCAGAAGGAAGGCATTATTCTTAATTTCAGACATGACAGCCCTATCCGTGATCAAGTTGTCTGTAGACAGCAGCTTGTGCATGGAGCGTACATCTGAAACTAATTTCCTAAAAGTTGACATTATAAATACTGTTTGAATATGTTTGTTATTCCATAATCAAAGTCTATGAGGAATCCAGTCACTTCACCTTTAGCTATTGTGTAGCCATTCTTATCATCCCAACCACTCTTGGCTGTAGAGAAAGCAGGAAGCTGGAAGAACTTAATACCGTTAAAATCCAAGCTCACCTCGTGGTGTTTGTCTCCTGTGAAGATGTAGAAGTTATCATGGTCAGACCATGCTTCTTTATACTCCATAGGAAACAGACCAGCTAGTTTGGCAGGTTTCAAAGCATCCCCATGATTGAACATCATGGCTGAGTTTCCGTAGCTAACATACTTCCTATATCTAGGGGAGATGTCAAAGGACACACGGTCTTCATGTCTGAAATAGGTTTCTAACCAGCTAGCTAAGTGCCATCCTACAAACTCATCGTGGTTACCAGCTACAAATATCACCTCCACATCACCACCTCTTTGAAGAAGTAGGTTTATTACATTCACCTCATGATCACAAATCCTTTGGAAAGCGCTGTGATAGGAAAGGATGTTCTGCTGGGGTGTACCTTTTGTAGTTGTATTGGTGAACTCACTATTGAATTCGTCAGACCCAATTATGTATTTAATTTCTGTAACGTTGTTAGAAAGAACAGCTTGATTTAGAATTGTTTCCACCTTTTGAATATAGGTGGCAAATCTTTCCTCAATATCGTTGTTTCCTTCTATATCTAGTTTGTTCAGATGGGAGTCCTGTTTGTTAATTACCAAACAAGCATCTGCTTTAGATTGCTCAAATTTAGGACTCATTATCTCAGGAGATACTGGCTGGTAGGTCTCTAAAAACGAAATGAACGAGTCTTGGAAAACTTGTTCATTCTTCTTCTTACCCAACCAGGCCTTCACCTGGTAATAAGGGTGTTCAATATTCCCCCAGTAGTTTTGGACGTATTTAGTTATCTCCCACTTGTCCGTATCAATCTTACACTTTTCAATCAGGTCCTCTAAACTTTTAATCTCTTCTTTAGTGTTTACCACTATCTCACCTGTCCCTTTCTGCACATCCTCAATAAACCTAACAATTGTATCTTCTAGCTCTCCGATATAGTTTCCAACCTCTGCCTCATTTTCCACAGCTTCTGCATTTCTTAGTTCTCTAATCAACGCATCCACCTCATCCTCAGTGATTTGTAGTTTTTCTGCATAGAACTTTTTGCTCTTTTTCCAATGGAGCATTTGCTCCAGCTGGTGCAGAAGGGATTGATTTTCAGGCATTTATGATTTAGTTTAGTTAAAATTGCCATAAAGGTACGAAAGTTTTTAATAATTTCCAAATTATTTTAACCACTTTGGTTAGTGTGAATAACCAAGTTAGTTATAAATAAAAACTCCCCAGGGTAGAGACCCTAGGGAGAAACCCTGAAAACCAACAAACAGGGTTTTTAATAGTATTAAGAACAACCCTCACACTCCCCACTACTTGTACAGTTTGTGGTTGATGTACAGGGATATATGGTTAGAGAAAATCCTGTTGGAACAGATGGTGAACACACTTGTGTATTTAGCCCAGGTTCCAATGTATATGTATCAGGAGTCACCTTACCACATTCTATGTAAGTGTAATCTAGAGGTTCGGCAGTTTCATTTAAGATGTGATAGCACAAACACTCAAGAGGGGCAGCTGTTGTAGTGGTGGTGGTTGTACTACTAGATGTAGTGGTAGTGGTGGAACACTCACCTCCAATTACAATATCTATAAAGTTGGTACACAACTCGTTAGCAGACATCACTCTTATAATAGTGGTTCCATTTGGAACTAGTGTACTAGTGTAACCAGCCAAGAGAGCTGCCTTAGAAACACCTGTTTCAAAAGCTGATACAAACCCATCAACATCCGAGTAGAGATTGAATGGGCCTGTATCAGTTCCAGCTGTTGTTAGCGTTATTGTTACAGTCACAAGTTATTATATTAACGTTGTTGTTGTTGTGGTTGTAGGAGGGAGAATAGTAGTAGTGGTAGTGGTAGTTGTAGGACAATCACCAAGACCTGTAAGAGTTACACCAGGAACAGGAGGCACCACTACGCTGTCTGTACAAGCACATATGTATATAGTACCAAAGCTACCAACAGTGGCAGTCGTGTAAATTCCTCCACATGCATAGTATTCAATATCTGCAGGTGTGATTGTTTCATTAGTTACAGAATAAAAACTACAATCAGGACAAGCTATTGTTGTTGTAGTGGTAGTTGTAGAAGTACTCGTGCTAGTTGTTGTGGTAGTTGTTAAACTATTTACTAGTGTTTGAAGAGCTGTAATTTGACTCTGTAAATCACACACTTCATCATCTATTTTTTCAAGAGCTACTGTAACTGTGTCACACGTTTGTATTCCTGTACAAGGTAGATTAGGACCACTGTAGCACACATTGTTTGTTGGTGTACATGGAACATTACAAGGATCTACAACAGGAGCATAATTAGGTTGATTGCAACAAGACATTATATAATGATTTTAAGCTATTAAGGAATATACATGATGTAGTAACAACCAAGACCAGGTTGGAAGTTAGGATGAGATAATCCACCTCCTGTAGGAGCTACTGTTACTGTGGTATCTACAGTGATGCCTGTTAGTGCTGTATCTACAACATCCACTCTCACCTTTCCAGTTTCCCAGTTAAATACGTCAGTACCACTAGGACTGACACCAGTTCCTCTTCCATCATTACCAGCGTATGTATTTGGAATAAGACTATGTTTGTGACCAGGATCGTTTGGAGTGCTCACAGCACTTGCACTGTGTGTATGAGAAGGAATTTGAGCAGGAGAGAGTACAATAGAGTTGGTTCCTTGTGTTCCTAATAATGTATAAGCAGGATTTCCAGCAACCGCAGGATCAACAGTAGGGCTGAGGGGTCCTCCGCCCATGGATGGTGTACTGCCTACACCCGTTGTAACACCAACACCTACACGTCCTCTTTTATCAGGAGTGCCATTGTTA